TTGACGTTTATCCTTCTGCCTACGCTAATGCTTGGTTAGTCCGAGAATATAAAAAGCGTGGTGGAACTTACAGAGTGGAGAGAAAAAAAAGTGCCACAAAGAAGAAAAAGTAAGCCTAATCCTAGAGCTAAAGGTGGTTTAACACGTTGGTTTGAGGAGAATTGGGTTGATGTTAAAACTGGTAAACCTTGTGGTCGTTCTAAAGGTGAAAAACGTGGTTATCCTGCCTGCCGTCCTAGTAAACGTGTATCAAGTAAGACACCTAAGACTGTAGGAGAGATGACGAAAAGTGAGAAAGAAAGGTTTAAACGTGAAAAAACTGGTAAAAAGAAGATATCCTATCAACATAGACGTAGAAAAACTAAAAAGAGGAGTTGAACATGGCTAAATCTGCTGCTATGAGTAGGTGTATGGGTTATGTTTCTACTGTTCGTAAGAACAAAAAGAAAAAATCCACTAAAAAAACAACAAAAAGGAAGAAAAAATGACTGAAATCACACCAGAAATGCTTGATGCTATCGAAGCAGTAAAAGGCAAGCGTAATCCTGCTCTTTGGGATCCCAGATGTGAACAATATATGAGGAATAACAGTAAAGATACTGTAAAAAAGTCAACTACAAGTTAAAATAATTTTAAATACTCTTTTTTTTTAGGATTATGGCATTTTTTCGTGGCGAGGAAGGTTCTGTTAAATTTAAAAATGGATCTGGAACCACAGAAGCAGTAGTATCAACAACAGGTTGGTCACTTGATATAACAAAAGATACATTGGATGTAACTGCTCATGGAGATACATCAAGAGCTTTTGTAGGTGGCCTTATCTCTGGATCGGGAACTATTGATTTTCTCTATACAGCAGCTAGTGGTAACGAAACTGCTAATTTACTAGCTGACGTCTTAACGGCAGAAGATCCAGCAGATGCACAGTTTGAGTTATTTTTAGATACATCTGGAAGTAAGAAAGTAAGTTTTTCTGGGATTGTATCAGGAACAACTTTAAGTGCTCAAACAGCCGACCTCGAAACTGTAAGTGTAAGCTTTATCACTTCTGGTGCTATCACTAACGCTGCATAATGCCTAAAGGATCTTACTCATCGAAGCAACGTAAACTTGCTGCGGTTGCTCCTCCGAGAGATAAGATTACGGCTGCTGATCTTAAAAAACTACGTTCCAAGAAAAAAAAGAG